TATTTCTGTAGCAGGAGCAATTTCTATATACCTAACAGTAGCAGAATTAAAATTAGATAAGTTGGTGTAATCAGATTGATTGCTGGCCCCATCTAAATAATATGTAACCCCAGATGTAATAATATTATTACCAGGATCACTTGTGCTGTTTGTAAACAGCAAAGGGTGCATATTGTTTGAAGCATCGCTTTGATCGAAACGAAGTGTGCCGCCTTTGACCCACTTAACATCCATGTTACGAACGCCATCAAGATAAAAAACATTTCCTGTTCCTCCGGAAATATATAATGTACCGGATGCGACCGTTACCGTATAAGTTTGGTCAGCCATAAGGACTTCCTCCTTATGTTAATCTAATTATCGCTGAGCTAGAATCGTTAGTTGGAAACTGAATAGTAAAAGTTCCTGAAGAAACTGTTTTATCTCCGCCAAACGCTATTACACAAACCGCATTTGTAGTACCAGATCCGCCAGCCGTAGTTGTGTTGTAAATTAAACAACCGTTAGCTGTGAATGAAGCACTTGTAAAACTGATATCAGAAAAATCTGTAAATGCAGTCGTACTAGTTAAGCCTACTCCAGTGTTAGTCAACGCTGCTCCACCAGCACTGTATCCACTTCCTGAAATTTCTTGTGATGTTGAATAAGCAGTTGTAGCAGCTCCCAAAGATGCAGAACTAGTGTACATTGCAAGTTTGAAACTATCACCTCCGTTTCCAGAAGTATCTAAACTGTGTTTACCTTGTAATAGTTCTTGCTTAAAGCTTGAACATATTGCTGATGTTATTGCCATAATTAATCTCCTTATTAAGGCGACGGGGAAGGGACTTTAATTCTAACAGTACCGTCAGTATAATCATCTCTTCTTCGTCTACCGAGTTGCACTCCTGCAAACTTCTGTACCTCTTGTTTATATTTATTTTCATATAATGTCAACATATCCATTGGACCTTTTAAAAATCCATATGCTTCTACAAGACAAGCATATAAAAGCCCTTGTGGGAAATACTGACTGACATAATTAGTCTGATTGCTGGACTCTAAAGTAGCCGGCATTTTGTTATAATATATATTGAATAAGTAATTGGCGTCAGGTGTAGGAGCTACATAAATACCTCCAGATGTGGTTGTACCTAATCCAGTTGCTCCACCAAACATTGAGTAATATCTTGGTAAACCAGTCACGTCTTGTGCTGTTCTATCTCCTTCTGATCCAGTTAATTTTCCTATATACTCTGAGATATATGTTTGATCTTTTTTCTCTAACCATTGACCAACTCCATTTGTATTAGCTGTAGACTCAAATACTTCTATACCTCTTACAAAAAATGCTCCTGCAGGAACATTGATAGTATTATCATCTGCAACAAACGTACCTTGTGATGCAAATCTATCAGAGTCCATAGGGACATCTAAAAAAATTTTTTGTTGTGCATTTAAAATTATATTTTCTAGGACAGCAGTTGTTAGTACAGTGTCATCTACTTCTGTGTAGTTTCTAATATTTGTAACTAAATCGTTATAACTTATTCCAGACATAATTAACCTCTATCATTAACGGGTCCAATTGTACACTGAAAACCGCCTCCTGTTTCTGTGCTGCTAGCAGCACTAACTAATGTAACATTTATTCCATCAAATTGAGTTGAAAATTGTGGCTGGCCTGTTCCTTCAACTGAAGTAGTATTTAAAGATGCCACTTTATAAGACCCAAAAACTTTTGCTAAATTAGAATGAGATCTTGCTGTTGTCGACTCAGGAGACACGCCTCTGTATGGTGCACTTGTCCCTCTTACACAACCCGTTAGTTGATTTGAAGTTCTACCCGTGTACTCAATAACTTCGTTTTCGAAAATTCCAGTTTCACTATTTACTTTTTCAATAACTATAAAACCAGATGTTGGAAACTCTGAGCCATCTGTTAGATCAATTGTAGTAGCTGTATCTGTAATAGCTCCGTTTAAAGTTGTTGACAATTGCAATGTTGCAACTGCTACACCACCTACTGATGATTTAACGTTACGAAACCTAACCTGGTCATCTAATAAAAGACCACCATTTGGAAAATTAATTTTTAAAGTTGTGTTTGAAGCTGTTACAAAAGGATTTTCTGGTAAGAAATCTTCTGTAGGAAATTCAGTTCTTGCAGGTCTTGCTCTTTGTAAAGCTTGTGGATCTGCACTTGTTGGTTTAGGATCTAATTGTGGTTGTTTGGGTTCGTATTCTGATATGTGAACTAAAGCACCATTCCATTCTCTAACCATTTCATTATATGGAAAAGCCATGCCTGATCTATCAGATATTGCTAATGCATATTTACCTTGCGCAAAAGTTGTCATTAACCAATACCCGGATAATATATTTTAGGTGAAATGTATGTAGAGTTAGAAGAACCGTCTTCATCTTCTGCTCTTAACAATTCATCTTCATATAATAATTTTAATTCTTGAACTCTTTGTGGTGCATATTTTACCGCTAGATAATATGATAAACCTGCAATCATACAAGGAACAAATCTATATGGTACATCACTTGCATTTGTATAAGCACCTACATCATCAATTCTTTTTGTGTAATAAAAATTTATAAAATTACCTGCCTGAGAACTACCAGGAGTTAAATATAAAGTCATTGTAACTTTATCTATAAATCTTTGAACCCAATATTGAGTTGGTAAACCTTTATCTGTTTTATTTGAAAATCCTTGATACTGTGATCTACTAATTTTTGTCATAGGTGTATCAACATTTGTAGAAGCAACTCTGTAGTTAGCTTCTTGAATATCTGTCATTCCATTTGGAAACTGAGTTACGGTGTCTGCAGAGTTATGAATAGCTGCTGTAGTACCGTTAAGGCCTCTTACACAACCAGTTAAATTTAAACTTGATATTCCTGAGTAAGAAATTTCTTCACTATTAATTTTTATAATTCCGCCTGTCGTAGGCATTCCACTAACAGACGCAACTCCAATAGTTGCTACACTAGCATTTATTCCTGCCGATAACGTTGTAGTAATTCCACTAGATAAACCATCTGTTGGTGAACGGTAAAAAGTATATACAGCTTGTCCATCAATCAAAGCTACGTTTTGATTTTTAACTTCCCAAAATTGCAAGCCTCTATTGCCCCATTCAGAAAATAAAATATTCAAGGATCTCTTGGCTGTCTTTAACTGATAGCCAGAGACTCCTTGCATACCGATACGTTCGTACGCATCTTCAATAATTTCATCGATTCCGAGGTTCTTATCAAAAACATAAGAACCAGAGGTAGTGTTAGACATACTACGCTCCTGTAATAGTTAACGTAACGCTTCCGTCAGCTCCACCTGTTTGTGTTAAGGTTGCACAAATTCCATCTTTACAAAGAATTCCAGAACCTGGAACATAAACTGCTAAACCTTCAGTATCGTATTTAAAAGTTGCTACTAAGTTACCTGCACCTGCACCACCTGTTGTAGCACTATCGTGTAAAAGTAAAACAGAACCTGCTTCGCCTCTACCTTGAATAGAAGTAATTCTAGCTCTACCTACTCTTAACAGTGATATAGCACCAGTATCTTTTTGTAACGTTGTTTGATCACTTGAAAATGATCCACCGCCGCCTATTGCCATAATGTTTCTCCTTATTAAAAGTGCTCCCGAAGGAGCACTTTAATTATTTGTATTACGCGCTTACACCAGTTCCAGCAACTCTAGATTGGAACGTATTGAAGTAATCACATACTAAATGATTAGCAACTGTTCCTTTGTGTGCACCCATAATGTTAAGACCTAGCTGAACATCATCTGGTACAGTTGTAGCTGCTTGCACTCCAACAGGATTTCCGTTTAAGTACAATTTGAATTGATTTGCAGTAACACCGACTTCACTTCCAGCTGGTTGATAAACAAAACCTAATCTAACTGAGTTAGTTGGTTTTAGTTGTGTTGTAGCTGTTTGTGTAGGTAAAGTAGAATCCAACATAGCAAAAGTAGATCCGCCTGCTGAGTCTAACATATCAAAAGATACACCTGCTCCATTTTTTCTAGAAATGAATTGAATTGAAGTTGTATCTTGTAGGTGTGAGAATCCAATACCATCAGTTGGTAAAGTATCTGAGTCTGCATAACCGCTATTTGCAAATCCAACCCAAGCGTTTAGCTCAGTTACGTCAGTTATTGCAATGCTAGTTTCAAACCACCATTTTTGGTTTTGATTGTATTGCCAAACTCCTGGTCCTGCAATACCTTGAACTTCACCAGCGGCAGGAGCATTATCTCCTTGTCTTAACCATCCACCAGCATATTCAACTAATTGAAAGTCAGATCCACCTGTTGATGTTTCTGTCCAATCTTCATCGTTGAAAAGTTGCCAGTCGTTTTGGTACGCTTGTTCTTGTTCGTATCCACCTGTAATAATAGGTTGTTTAATTCCGCTAAATATAGAAGAACCTCCGTCTTTTCCTACTACGTTAGTGACTCCATTTTTAAAGTGTGTTGTCATATAATCAGCGCCTCCTAGCGCCAGTTATTCTTCCTAAGAAAAGAATAACCAATTTATGTCTTAATAATCTTAGTGTGCTTTTTATACAACAGTTTTGAGTAGAGCGCAAGAGAGCCTGTAGTGTGGAGTGGATTTATCCAACGATGTAGCTTTTTTATTAAGTAGCTACAGAAACTTGTGGAGCAACACCTTCTGCAGTG